CAAGGGTTCAGGGGGCAAACTTTATAGCCACTTACGGCAAACAGTTGAATTACAAAAGCATGAAGCTACCACCAAACCACACATGGAAATCGTTTGTGAAATTTTTGCTTGCAACGCTTCCAAAAGAGGTGGCAGAAAATTTTAAGATGCGCTTCATTCAGTCATTCAAGCTTTGGGGCCGGGTGGGGCGCGGACTTCCTGTTGAAACCATTGAAGAACTAAAGCAAAGCGGCATCAAGTTTGAGCTGAATGGAAAAACGCCGCACGGTGCAAAAACGCTTGAGCGTGTTGTCATCAAACGATTCCCTGATCACTTAGACATGCTCAGTTGTCATAACAGTCATGTGGCAAGTTGGAAGCGGTTTGCAATCACCATTTTGAAGAACGACCACACATGCAAGTACATGGGCTTGGCCCCGACGCATGAGCAAGCCAAACGACAACGTCAAATTATGGAAAAGTACAAAAGCATTTAAGGAACCATCATGAAAATCATTGACATTAACAATTTGCCAGCATCTCGCCAAGTCAAGTTTCACTCAGGCGTAAGCCATCGCATTTTGCTTGACTCTGACGGAATGGGATACACCATGACAAGAACCATCATTGATCCTGGAATCCGTGTTTTTCAGCACTACAAACATCATCTGGAAAGCTGTTTGTGTGTGTCAGGGCATGCAGTTTTGGAGAACGCTGGGACCGGAGAAAAGCACATCATAACGCCTGGCGTCTGCTACGTTTTGGACAAAAACGATCCTCATTTTTTTGAGGCATACGAAGAAACAGTCTTGATTTGTGTGTTCAACCCTCCGCTGACTGGCAGCGAAGTCCATCAAGAAGATGGTTCATATCCAGCCATGAAAACATAACCTAATTACATTGACTTTACTGGTTCAAAAATTTGCTTTCCAGCTTGAAGGACGCCAAATGACTACAGAATTTTTGTCCCCCGTTTATAACGTCAAACGCATACCAATCGAAAAAATCAAGGCTAACGATTACAACCCCAACAGCGTTGCGCCGCCTGAAATGGCGCTGCTTGAAACGTCTATTTGGGAGGATGGCTATACGCAGCCAGTTGTCACTTTTTATGACGACCAACAAGACTTGTACATCGTTGTGGACGGCTTTCACCGTTACACCGTACTGAAAACAAGCCAGCGCATTTTTGACCGCGAACAAGGTCATTTGCCAGTTGTTGTGATCGACAAGGAAATCGGAGACAGGATGGCATCGACTATCCGACACAACCGAGCCAGAGGATCGCACAACATTGATTTGATGAGCAACATCGTTGCCGAACTTGTTGAGATGGGCAAGGGCGACCGATGGATTTGTCAGCACATTGGCATGAGTGCAGACGAACTGCTTAGGCTAAAACAGATCACTGGCGTGGCGGCATTGTTTGCCAACCGTGATTTTTCCAAAAGCTGGGATGCCGAAGGAGACTTTGATGGCGATGACGAGGAAGATGAAGAGTGAAACGCATCTTCCATCATTGGGAAAAGTGGGAGTGCGTAAAAGCCGGGTTTTATGCCACCACTCCGCCAGCGGGCATGTCGTCTGATGAGGCCAAAATTGCTTACAGTGTCTTTTTGGCTGAAGAAAAGCGTTTTGTGTTCGCAATGATGAGAGTGCTTGATGAGTGGCCTCATTCGTGTGATCAGTTTTTGAGCAATCAATCAATCAACAGAATCGCATGGATGGGGCAAGCGTCAATGTGCATTGACACTGGCGTTCCATCTTGCTATCGCGCTGGATTTAAGCTTTTGACGCCATCACAGCAAAAACATGCAAACCAGTTAGCTGACCAATGCATAAAAATTTGGGAAAAGAGAAAGGCCAATGTTTATGAAAAAGGTAGATCAATACATCAAGCAATGGAAGCGCCAGGGTTATTCGATTGACATTCCTGATGAGGTTCCATCGGAACTTATGCGCTTGAATCTTGCGCCATCGTACAAAGCCATCGCAGTGGCGATACTTAAAAACGATCTTCAGTTTTTAACGCTTGGATTCCAGCCTCAAGAGTCAAAGTGGTACTCCGCTTTGAAACAAGTTGAAATCGCGGAAAAACAGAAAAATCAAAAAGGATCAAACATGGAGTTTCAATTTTGACCACCATCCCCTCACCCATCAACAACTTGTCAAGCTTGATTGACAAGCATCATGAATCACGAGAAACCGGACGCGGCAGACACCACCTCGGATGCAGCGTTGTCGGTCATCCGTGCGACCGATGGCTATGGCTGTCGTTTCGCTGGGCAGTGATCGAGAGGTTTCAAGGCCGCATCTTGCGCCTGTTCCGTCGCGGCCACAACGAGGAGGCAACCATTGTGGCTGACCTACGCGCCATCGGAATCAGCGTGCGTGACCAGCAAAAGCGGGTTGACTTTGGCTCGCATGTGTCCGGTTCGATGGACGGAATCATTCATTCCGGCGTGCCTGAAGCGCCGAAAAAGCGCCACATTGCAGAGTTCAAAACGCACAGTAAAAAGAGCTTCGACGAGGTTTCACGCGATGGCGTGGAGAAGGCAAAGCCGATGCACTGGGCACAAATGCAAGCCTACATGCTAGGCGCTGGCATTGATCGGGCGCTTTACGTGGCAGTCTGCAAAGATGATGATCGGCTCTACACCGAGCGCGTGCGGCTTGATGTTGAGGCAGCGCAGCAGATTGTGGCGCGTGGCCAGCGCATCGCACTATCTGATCGCATGCCGGAACCGGTGAGCGCAGATCCTTCATGGTATCAATGCAAGTTCTGCCCGGCGCATTCTTTCTGCCACCAGACTAAACTGACGAAAGAGGTCAACTGCCGCACTTGCGCACACTCTACGCCGCTCAGTGATAGCACATGGCATTGCATACGTTGGGATGATGTGATTCCGGTGGATGCGCAGCGCGAAGGCTGCACCGGGCATGTGCTGCACCCTGACCTAGTACCGTGGCAGCGCAAAGAAGGGCCGGATGAATTCACGGCGGTTTATGTTGTAGACGGTGCCGAGGTGGCCAATGGCGAGCCAGATGCAAACATCTACTCAAGCCGTGAGCTGATCGCAAACGCGCCGGCCTGCACTTGGCAAGAGGTGAAAGACATGCGAGCGCAGTTCCCAGGCTCAAAGATCACAGCATGAGCCAGAGCCGCGCACAAAGCATGATTGAGAGCGCGGCCAATGTAGTGATTGGCTACATGGTTGCGCTTGGCAGTCAATTGGTGGTTTTCCCTATGTTCGGCGTTCACCTTCCGCTGCAAGATAACCTATTGATTGGGCTGTGGTTTACGGCAATCAGTCTGGTTCGCAGCTACTTGGTGCGCCGATGGTTTAACAGGATGTTTCGATGAACTGGTTTTTCTGGCGCAAGCCCAAAGTCAAGCCGCAGCCGCCTACGCTAGAGGATCTGTGCAAGATCGCGATGGATGCAAACGTGGGCGAAGAAGTGACGATTGCCGAGCTGCTGCGAGCACATAAAACGATTGTGGCTGTGTATCACAAGTACAACCATCCTGGAGCTGATTGAAATGCTGCGCGAATACCAACGCCGAGCAATCGACCAGCTCTATTCATGGTTTGAGCAAAACGAGGGCAATCCTTGCCTAGTGCTGCCAACTGGCGCAGGGAAAAGCCACATCGTGGCGGCACTGTGCAAAGATGCGGTGCAGACATGGCCAGAGACTCGCATTCTGATGTTGACTCATGTGAAGGAGTTGATTGAGCAGAATGCCGAGAAGATGCGCCTGCACTGGCCTGGTGCGCCGCTTGGCATTTATTCTGCCAGCATCGGACGCAAGCAACTGGACGAGCCGATCACGTTTGCAGGCATTCAATCACTGCGAGGCAAGGCTGACAAAATCGGCCACGTTGACCTGATTGTGATTGATGAATGCCACATGGTCAGCCACAAGGACGAGGGCGGCTACCGTGAGCTGCTGAATGCTCTCAAGGCCATAAATCCAAGCCTGCGCGTGATCGGGCTTACGGCCACACCTTACCGTCTTGGCCACGGTATGATCACCGACAAGCCTGCGCTGTTTGATGGCCTGGTGGAGCCGGTGAGCATTGAGGAGCTGATTCACAAGGGTTTTTTGTCAAAGCTGCGCAGCAAGATCACGAAAGCAAAGCTATCGACAGAAGGCGTTCATAAGCGAGGCGGCGAGTACATTGAGGCCGAGCTGCAAGCCGCCGTGAACAAGGCCGACAAAAACGCCGCAGTGGTTGCCGAAGTTATGGCGCTGGCCGGTGATCGCAAGGCGTGGCTGTTTTTTTGCGCAGGCGTGGCTCACGCTGAGGCGATTGCAAATGAGTTGAATGCGCAAGGCATCAAAGCGGAGTGCGTGACAGGTGCAACGCCGAAAGCGGAGCGTGAATCAATTTTGAGAAGGTACAAAGCCGGAGAAATCCGCGCCCTGACCAATGCCAATGTCCTTACAACCGGCTTCGATTACCCTGATATTGACCTGATCGCCATGCTGCGCCCGACCATGAGCGCGAGTCTTTACGTGCAAATGGCAGGGCGTGGCCTGCGCGTGAAAAGCCATACCGACCATTGCCTTGTGCTGGACTTCGCTGGCGTGGTGGAGACTCATGGGCCGATCACCGCCGTGAAGCCACCGAACAAGGTTTCAGGCGAAGGCAATGGCGATGCACCTGTCAAAGTGTGCGACTCATGCGGAGAACTATGTGCAATATCCGCAAAAGAGTGTGAGGCCTGCGGAGCCGTTTTCCCTGAGCCAAAGAAGAAAGATTTGAAGCTGCGCGATGTAGACATTCTCGGGCTTGACCCAATTGAGATGCCGGTGCGGGCTTGGCATTGGAAAGTACATGTCAGCCGGGCCAGCACAAAGAAGATGCTGGCAGTGACGTACTACGGGCGCGACCTTGCAAGCCCAAGCGTCACCGAATATCTGCCGGTTGCGCATGACGGCTATGCCGGAGACAAAGCGATGCGGACTTTCATGGCCATGTCTCGCAGCGCCGGCCTGAATCCGGCTGACTTCATGAAAGACACCGAGCCGAACGGCTGGCTGAGCGAGTCGCTGATTTTGAGATTGAACGGGGCAAAACCTCCGGTTTACCTCAAGTACAAGATGGACGGGAAATTTTGCAGAGTAACCAATAGGAGTTGGCATGCGCCCACCTGAACCTAGTTTTGTGATCGCCTGGCGTGAGCTTGACAAAAAAGGCCCGCCGAAGTGTTGCCATACGTGCGAGTGGTACAGCAAAAACGGCAAGTGTGAGAAGCATGGAATGGAGCCGCCTGCGGAGTTCGCAGCTACTGAAGATGATTGTGAGGATTGGCTTTGGGAGATACCGCTTTGAACGCAAAAGAGAAGCTGCAATTCGAGCGCCTGGAGCGTTTGCTGGCCGCAGAGCGCGAACGCGCTGATAAGGCGTGGAGTGGCTACCGTGAAGCTTTGTATGAGCTGGTGGACGTCAAAATGAAGTTAGAAGCAATCGAAAAGGTGATGCGAGGTGATGATGATGCAAGCTGACCGCATCCCAACCGAGCACGAAGAACAACGCCAGTTCGTGCAATGGTTTCGCAAGAATTGGCCCGATGTGCGCATCTTTGCGATTCCGAACGGCGGTGCAAGAAGCGCGGCCACCGCGGGAAGGCTCAAGGCCGAAGGCGTGGCCTCAGGCGTGCCGGATATGTTTGTGCCGGCCTGGAGCCTATGGATTGAAATGAAGCGCACGAAAGGCGGCAGCGTGAGCGCCGAACAGAAGGATTGGCTCCAATATCTGGAGGGCATCGGTCACACTGCTATCGTGTGCCGGGGCTGTGAGGATGCAAAAAAGCAGATTGAGAACCTGATTTTGAAAGGTACGAAAGAATGAAGAATAACAATATCTAGCAAAGTCTAGCCAAGTCTAGCCACATCTAACCCAAACGGGATATACAAATGAAGAAGAAACGCAAACTGCCGCAGTACGAATGCGCCTATACGGTGATGGATGAGCTGCTGGCCAGCCCTACAGCGCCGCTGCAAGCTGAGAAGCGCACCTACCAGCTAACGCGCATGTACCAGGGATTGCATGAGATCGAGCAAGGCCAGAACCCAACACCGGAGGATTGGCGACTTGTTTCCAATGCTGTCAACCTGCTGGAAACCCTAGTACGCGACATGAAGGTTTGTGAAGACAATTCAGGCTTGCTACATGATGCAGTTGCAGCATTGGCAAAGGCTGGCAAGCGTCACAAGTGCGGAGGCGCATTGCGATTGGATGGTGAAGGCATCGCCGCAGTTCGGGCTGTGCTTGATGACTACGCCGCGCTGCTTGACGTATTGCCAGCTCGCACGATGATCCGGTGCCACCGACTGACCGAGCGCCGAATCATTGACTTGATCAAAGGTAAAACACGGTTAGAGGATGTTGTTGTATGAAAAAAAAGCGAAACCAACCCGACAGTGTGCGCAACAAAATACTAGAGTCACTTCAGGCTTGCGGGCCGATGACTCGTGCAGAGATTGAGCGCGAATGCGGCCTGAAGTACAAGTCGGCATCATCGTCAATTGATAAGATGCTGCAACCGAATCTGCACCGCTCCAAGCGGCCAAAGCTGCTCTACGTCAGCTCCTGGGTGTCGGTTGATGCCACATCAGGCCATAAGTATTTGCGCCCGGTGTACGCGATTGGCAACCGGCCAGATCAACCAAAGCCA